CAAGGGCGCTTAAGGAAAAGTTTGGTAATCATAGAATTATCTCTTATCCTGACCCTGCAGGGAGGGCGAGAAAAACTTCAGCTGCTGTCGGTGTTACTGATTTCAGAATCCTAGAGACACACGGTATTATTACCAGAGCACATAACAAGGCTCCACCGATTGTAGACTCAGTAGCAGCTGTGAATAAAAAGTTTAAGAACGCCAATGGCGATATTGACATGTTTATACATCCTAAGTGTGTTAATACCGTTAAGTCTCTAGAGCGTACACAGTGGGTAGAGTCTAACCCAGATAGTGCTACGATTGATAAAAAAGAAGGTGTTGAACATTGGACAGATGCCCTGCGTTATGCAGTAGAGTATTTGTATCCAATTAGAGCAGGAACCGCAGTCATTAAGCGTGGCTTCGGATTCTAAAAAGCAAAGACACAAGGAAAAATATAATGGCATTAAAAACAAGAATTAAAGGCCTTGGAATGAAGGCTCGCTCACGTTTTAAACGTGCAAAGAAAGCTGTAGGTTCAGCAGCAGGAAGTTTTAACTTTACTTCTGCTCGTAAAGCAGCTCTAGAAAAAGCTCAAAAGGCTTCTGCCTTAGCTCGTAGTAAACAAGGCCGTAAAGGTCTTAAGATGAAAGCTACCTCACGTATTAAACGTGCAGGTGCAGCTACTGCGAAGGCTGCAAGCGCAGGGGCAGCAAAAGCTCGTGCAGGAGCAAAAGAAGTTAAGCGTAGAGCACCAATTGCTGCAGCAGCAGCTTCCTATAAAGTTTCTCGTAAACGTGGACTAGTAGGTGGTTCAGGTGGCACTAGACGTGGTCGCCGCACAGGTAATGTTTCTTATGGCCCTTCTACTCGTGGAAGCGCAAATAAGGTAATGAAGCCTCGTAAGTCTGCAGGAAATGTTCGTGGTGCAGCAGTACCTTCAGCACGTAAGAGCCGTACTACAGGTGGTCGTGGTGGCGCTCGTGGTAATCAAAACTCACGTTCAAGAGCCTTTAAGTCTCCTACACTAGAAAGAGCACGTAACGCCTTTAACCGTTGGAACTTCAATAAACGGAAAAACAGGTAATGGCAGTTAAGCGTATAGCAGGGCGTCTTGCCAAAAAGTTTGCAAAGAAGTTGTCAGCTAAACAGTTGGCGGCTTCTCGTAGAAACATGAAGAAGGCTATTGCAGCTAGTGCTCGTAAACGAGGTAAAGCTATTGCTGGTGTAGCACGGAATCCTATTAAAGCTTATGGTCGTAGTGTTGTTCGCCGTAGTACAAAGCGTAAAGCAAAAGTTCTTTCAAAGATTGCTAAAAGGCAGTCTATAAATAATTCAACCTTAACTCGTCTTGGTGGAGATATTACAAAATATAACCGTAGTACAGCTATTCTTAAAGGTAAAAATGTTGGACTAGACAAGGCTATAAGAAATACTGGAATAAAATATCTTAAGTTAAATGTTACAAACGATGCAGCAGGGAACTTAGTTCCAGGTAAAAACAATATGTTTACTCGTAGAGCATTAAGAAAAGTATTAAACGAAAATGAAAGACTAGTTAAACAATATAATACTAATGCTAGTCTAATTGGTTTTAATCGCTCTTTAGTTGCTCAATTAGAAGGTAAACAAGGTGAATTGTTAAACTTAAAAGACAACCTAGCAGGACAGTATGCTAAGATGTCTGCTAAGTCTCTTTCTTATAAAGCAGGTACTGTTGCTCGTGATGTTACTACAACAGCCGCAGCAGGGGCTACTACTTACATGGGTTATCAAGAGTATAAGCGACAAAGAGCTAAGAGGAAGTAATTATGGCAGTAAAGAAGTATATTACTAAAAAAATCAGCAAACTTGTTGGTCGTAAACTTGGTAAAAAGGCTCGAACTGCTGCTCAAAAACGTGCTTTAGCCAAGGCTGTAAAAATTAGTGCTATGAAACGTGCTAAAAAAGGAGCTAGTAAGAAAGTAGCTAAAGCTGTTGGATTAAGAGCAACTCGTAAACAGGCGAAAACTCTTATAAAGGCTACTGGCAATGTAGTAGAGCCTTTGGCTCGAACAAGAGCAGATAAAATAACAAGGGCCGTTAAACTAGGAACCGCAACTGCTTATCTTGGTTTTGCAGGAGCAGTTTATGCTAGCGAGGCTACTAAAACTCATCGAAGAAATAAAAGAGCCTTGCAAAGAACAAAAGGCCCAGTATTAACTCGTAATGTCGGTCGTAGCAAACAGGCGGAAAAGGAATATCTTAAAAATAAAACTTTAAGATATCTAGAAAAGCTTAGAAAGCTAGACGAATATGAAAGCCAAGCAGTAAAGCAAGGCCAAATTATTCGAAGAAATACAGGCCGTGTATAAAAATAAAAAGTTTTAAGAATAGTGCTGATGAAAACAACCTAACATGTCCATCCGAGGATCGACAGGAGGAAAAATGGCACGAAGCAGAATTAATTCTAAGTCGAAAGACTTGATTAGTGATAATGGTTCGATATTAGTTTCCGTAGTTAAAGGTGAACAAATCCAAATGGGTGTTACCTTAAACTGGTTAACTAACTTGAGTAACTATACACTAACGGCCAAGATTGTTGAAGCAGATAGCTCCACTCTTGACTATACAAAAGAGGAACTGCCCACTCAAGAACAAACGGGCGGCGTGATTACAACGTTGACTATTATTGATAGTGATGCTACCGATAATAGCTTTAATATTGTCATTCCAGAAGATCTAGTAGATTCTTGGACAACCCAGCCAAGACCAGAAAAGCCTTCTTATGGTTGGATTGGCTTGGAAGTAAGAGATACTGGTGTAGGTTCTACACAGCAAATTTGGAAGCCTATGCGTGGACTTGTAGAAGTTCTGTATAGTCCAACGGAGGCAACTGTGTAATGTCTTATACAACCACTCTTTCTAATAATAATATTACTATTTCTGTATCTAATACAGACCATAGTGTATCTTTATCTAGGACAGGTGGACAGGGCGCTAAAGGAGACTCTGTCTCTAATGCCTATATTAATGCTGATAGCGACTTTATTGTTGAGATTAGTAACTCTGTAGGTGACGTAGTAGAAACAATTAATGCAGGTAATATCTTTGCCGATGCAGACCTTGATGAAATCAATGATGTTACTATTACAAACGTCCAAGATGGTGATTACATAGCTTATGACGCAGATAGTCAAACTTATGTTAATCATCAGTTGACCACTACTAAAGTTACAGATATAGATAATACAAATAAAACTGATGGCGCACTTCTTGTTTATAATGGAACAAGTGAAAAGTACACAGCCACAGCAACACTTGACAATGTTAATACTGCTATTATTGGAGGAACATTCTAATGGCAACTAAAATTATACTTAAAAAGTCGTCAGTAGCGGGTAATGCTCCTTCTACGGCGCAGTTAGATCAATCAGAACTAGCTATTAACCTTGTAGATCGTAAGATTTACACTAAAGACAACAGCAACCAAGTTGTACGCCTAGACGGCGCTTATGTAGGTGGAACAGCCCCTGCAGGAGCAGCAGAGGGTGATCTTTGGTATGATACTGCTAACAATGCTCTTAAAGCGCATGATGGTACTACTTGGCAGTCTGCAGGTTATCAAAACCTTTCAGAACTAGAAGACGTAACTATTACCTCTATTGCTGCAGGTGAAATCCTTAAGTGGGACGGTAGTGAGTTTGTAAACAATACCCTTGCAGAAGCAGACATTCAAGCAGCCTCAGATACTGAAGCAGATTCTCGTGCAGCTATCTCTGTAACAGACGCTGGCGGCGATGGCTCACTTGCTTATGATAGCGGTACAGGAGTAATTACTTACACAGGACCAAGCGCCTCAGAAGTACAAGCACATTTTTCAGCAGGTACTAATACTACGTACTCAACAGGTACTTTTGATATTACCGATACAACTATTCGTAGTAAAGTAAGTGCAGTTGATGCAGGTGGAGATGGATCTTTTTCTTATGATCCTGCAACAGGTATCTTTTCTTATACAGGGCCAAATGCAACAGAAGTAAGAGCACATTTTAGTGCAGGTACTGGTGTTACTTATGACTCAGGTTCAGGTACAATCTCTATTGGTCAAGCAGTAGAAACAACCTCTGATGTAACATTTAATGATGTTACTATGACAGGTGAACTTAAAGGGCCAGCTACCTTTACTATTGACCCTGCTGCTCACGGAGATGATACAGGTACTGTTGTTATTGCAGGTAACTTGCGAGTTGATGGTACAACAACCACAGTTAACTCTAATGAAGTTAACATTGGTGACTCTATTATTGTACTTAATTCAGATGAAACAGGTGCGCCTTCTCAAAATGGCGGCTTTGAGATTGAACGTGGAACTTCTACTAATGTTTCTTTTATTTGGGATGAAGTTAACGATTATTGGTCTCTTGGTAATGAAGAACTAGCAGATGTAACCATTGACGGTGGTTCTTACTAATAACTTGCCTACAACCTAGCCTAAATAGGCGCTATAGGAGTAAATACACATGGCAACAGAATTAAAGATGAAAAGGTCGTCGGTAGCCTCTAAAATACCGACAACTTCCCAACTAGAACTTGGTGAAATTGCTATCAATACTTATGATGGCAAAATGTATATTAAAAAAGACGATGGTACAGCTTCTGTTGTAGAGGTTGGAGCTAGCAATGCAGGGGCGGTTTTTAATCGTGACTCTTTTGTAGCTACTTCTGGACAAACAAACTTTGTCTGCACAAGTGCCTTAAGTAACGCTTATGTTTATCTTAATGGTCTTTTGTTAAATGAAACAACAGACTATACAATTAGTGGCAGTACAGTAGTACTTACAACTGCAGCAACCCTTAACGATGAAATAGAAATTTTTAGCTTTGGTGCAGTAGTCTTAGACGATATCACTGCAACTTATACTAAAAGTAACTATACAGCTACGGCTAATCAAAGTTCTTTAACAGTTAACTATAATGTTGGCCTAATTGACATCTATTTAAACGGTGTTAAGCTAGTTGACGGAAGCGACTATACAGCAACTAATGGTACTTCAGTTACCTTTACAAGCAATCTTTCTGCAGGGGATGCTATTGAAGTTATCTCTTGGAATGCAACTAACATAGCAAACCGCTTTGACTCTTTTACTTACTATGGTAAAGCAGCAGAGGCAATCTCTACAGGTGATCTTGTTATGTTTGGGGGTGCTCAAGGAGATCACTTGCTCTTTAAGAAAGCAGACTCTAGTGCTACTGGGTTTATTCCACAGTGGGTAATTGGTGTTGCTGCAACAGACTTGCCCCTGAATGCTTTTGGTAACGTAACCTCTATGGGTATTATCTATGGGGTTAACACTTCATCTTATTCTGTTGGTGATTTACTTTACATGGATCATAACACAGCAGGTGCTTTAACAACAACTGCTCCTACTGCCCCTGATCATAATATTCTTGTAGCGGCTGTTACAAGAGTTAACGCTAGCACTGGCCAAATAGTAGTAAGAGTTACACATCAACCTGATACTGATGAGGTTGCTGAAGGCTCTACTAACCTATACTATACAGATGCTCGTGTAGACACGTATGCAAACAGCGGGTCATTATCAGGACTAAGTGTTGGTGGTAACATTGCGGTTACTGGTACAGTAGATGGTCGTGATGTTGCTACAGATGGTACTAAATTAGATGGCATTGAAGCTAATGCAGATGTAACAGACTCAACAAACGTTGACGCAGCAGGGGCTGTAATGAACAGTGATACTAGTGTTGCAGCAATGAGCTTTGTTATTGACGAAGATACAATGGCTTCTAATTTAGCTACTAAAGTGCCTACTCAACAATCTGTCAAAGCTTATGTTGATGCTGAAGTTGCAGGGTTAGTAGACTCTGCCCCAGGAACTTTAGACACGCTGAATGAACTTGCAGCAGCACTAGGAGATGATCCTAATTTTGCTACTACAGTAAGCAATAATATTTCAACTAAAGTATCTAAGTCTGGCGATACCATGACGGGTAACTTGTCCTTCGGCGACAACGACAAAGCCATCTTCGGCGCAGGGTCTGACCTACAGATTTACCATGATGGCACAAGAAGTTATATAGAAGAAGGTGGATTAGGTGGACTTTGGATTTCTACAAATGGAACAGAAATTAAGTTAAAACAAAGTGGTGGTGCTGACGAAGAAATGTTGGTCGCTACACCTAACGGCTCTGTTGACCTTTATTACAACAACAATCTCAAACTCGCCACCACCAGCACAGGCGTAGACATCACGGGTACTGCTAGTGTTGATAATCTTCTCGTTGATAATGCGGGTAAAATATATTCCCTAGGGCAAATAGAACTACAGGTGGATGCCGATAATAATCAGACAGGCACATATATTGGGTTTAGCCGAAACAATACTACATCAGAGCGTTTAGCTTTGTTTCAAGAAAACGGCGACATCAGCTTCTACGAGGACACAGGCACCACGGCAAAGTTCTTCTGGGATGCGAGTGCTGAGAGTCTGGGGATTGGGACGAGTTCGCCTAGTGGTAAATTACAAGCCTACATATCTGCAAATAGGTTTCAGTCACTTACAGGCGCAGCAGCAGATTTAGAGATCGTCTCTGATAACAACACAAATCCAGTGGCACTTATTAAAGGAACTGGTACTGCCGATTTGTTAAATGTGTTTGATAATACAGCAGAAGTATTTACTATTTTAGATGGCGGTAATGTTGGGATTGGGACGAGTTCGCCTTCTGAAAGACTGCATGTTTCAACGCCTTCATCATCTGGGACTGAAGTTGCTGCTAGATTTAGCTCTTCAACTGATGCTTCTGGTTGTAAAATTGAAAGAAGTGGGTCAGCTTGGAGACTTGCATCGCAAGGAGCCTTACATTTAGGCGCAGATTATGATGCAAATGGCACATCACCTAGTAGCACTATCATTTTTGAAATAGACGCCGCAGAAAAGATGCACATCGACAGCAGCGGCTTGCTAAAGATTGGAACTTCAGGGACTGTTACACCCTATTCATTGTCAAGGTTTGCAATAGACACAGGCACTTATGCATTTATGGACTTGCTGTCTACTGGTTCTTCTGGAATTAATTTTGGCGATGCTGGTGGTGCGCAAAGAGGTACAATAGAATACAACCACGGTAGTGACTATTTGCGATTTGGTTCCGCAGGCGCAGAACGTATGCGCATCGACAGCAATGGCAATCTGTTTGTGGGTAAGAGTGGGTTTGGCAATAATACAGCGGGACATCAAATTGAAGCTTCTGGTCTTTTGAGGTCAGTAAGAGCAAATTCTGAGGCAGCACTTTTCAACAGAACGTCTTCTGATGGAGACATTGTTACCATCAAAAAAGATGATTCTTTAGTAGGCTCTATTGGTTCTACGTCAGGACAACTAGAAGTAAAATCCAATGGAAATAACTTGAATGTCTTTATTCAAGGCTCACGGACAGTTCGCTTTGACAGTTATCGTTTCTACCCTGAAACTACCAATGCGTATGACATAGGCTATTCTACTCAGCGATTTAAGGATGGCTTGTTTACAGGTACTATATACGCAGCCAACTTTGACAGTACGTCAGATGCTACACTTAAAACTAACGTAGAGACTATTCCTGATGCTTTGGACAAAGTGCAACAGTTACGTGGTGTCTCATTCGATTGGATTGAAAACGGAAAATCAGAAGTTGGTGTGATTGCTCAAGAGGTAGAGGCGGTTATTCCCGAACTGGTTAGTACAGACGACCAAGGTATCAAATCAGTTAAATACGGTAACATTGTCTCTGTGTTAATTGAAGCAATCAAAGAACAGCAAGAACAGATAGACGAGCTTAAAGCTCAACTTAACAGCTAATAGGAGAATCCGAAGATGGCTATTAAAGTATCAGGTACAACAGTAATTGATGATAGCAGACAGCTAACTAACATTGCGTCTGTAGATGCAACAACTGTGGCGGCACTAGGTACATCTGGTGTGGGTGGTGGTTTACTAAAGGAGCTGTATACCACAACTTTTAGTAATGTTGCCAGTGTGACAGTAACACCAACAAATATCGGTTCCACCACATATGAAGAATATGAAGTGCATGGTTATATGAGACTTAATGCAGCAAACTATTTTCATTTACAATCAAGAGTTTATACTGGCACAACACTTCACACCAACAGCACTTATGATACCACAGGTAACCATAGAAACTACGGTTATATATCAACTAGCTCATCTTTTTTTATACACAGCCATAATAGCAATCAGTGCTATTCAGATGCGACAACTCTGTTTCCATTTAGAATAGTTTATACAAAAGCAGGTTCGTACCAAGTTATGATGTACTCTTGGATGTCGCATATTAACGGCAGTAGCCAAGGCGGAGTTAGCATTAGTGGTGGTGATTTTACTTCTGCGGGATCAGGAAACATAACTGGTTTTCAATATTTCCCCAGCACAGGAACGATGACTGGTGAACTCTGGGTTTATGGCGTAGACAGATAAGGTGAGGATATGGTCAAATGACGATAACAAAGAATTTTGGTGGTGAAATTGTTCCTCTGACTGAAGATGAATTGGCAGAATACAACGCTATGCAACAGGCTTGGGTAGATGGGGCTGATGAACGGTTCGCCGCTGTTTTACGTGAAGATAGAAACAAATTGCTTGATGATAGCGATTGGACGCAAATGAACGACAGCCCTTTAAACAATGAAGATAAAATTGCTTGGGCGACATACAGAACAGCTTTGAGAGATTTAACCACACATGCGAATTGGCCTAATCTTAACGAAGAGGATTGGCCTACGAAACCATAACAACAAAGAGGCAGCATAAAGGAATAAAACACTATGACAAAAGCAAGAGACTTAGCTGATATCGTTGCGGCGGGTAGCCCTCTAGTTGATGGTACTATTGAAGTAGTAGATATCACAGGAGTCACTGCTAGTGCAACAGAGCTAAACTATACAGATGGTGTGACATCTAATATTCAAACACAAGTAGACTCAAAGTTGCCTCTTTCGGGAGGCACTTTAACAGGCGCACTTAATCTTGGAGACAGCACTAGATTACGTTTTGGTGACTCTCAAGATTTCGAGATTTACCACGATGGTACTAATACAAATATTGAAAATACCACTGGATCTTTTCATATTCGTAATAGCTCGGGCGGTCAAATTAAATTACAAGCTGTTTCTGGAGAACAGGGGGTTGTTGTTTATGCTAATTCAGCAGTAGAACTTTATTATGACAACTCTTTAAAACTATCAACACAAAACTACGGCGTAAGTATTAACGGCACCTTAGCCTTTAATGATAATAACAAAGCTGTATTCGGTACTTCTGATGATCTTCAACTATTCCATGACGGATCTAATAGTTATATTCAAAATAACACTGGTAACTTAATAATAAAAAATTCAGGTGGTGATTATTTAAAAGGTATTGTTGCAACTGGTGGAGTTGAATTAAATTATAACAACAGCAAAAAGCTAGAAACCACTAGCACAGGCGTAGACATTACTGGGAATATTTCAGTTTCTGGAACTGTTGATGGACGTGATATAGCATCTGATGGCTCTAAGTTAGATGGCATTGAAAGCGGTGCTACTGCGGATCAAACCAAGGCTGACATTGATGCGCTTAACATTGATGCAGCAACACTTGATAGCTTAGACAGCACACAGTTTATGCGTTCTGATACGGCTGATAGTTTTACTGCTAACCCTACTTTTGCTGCTGGCGCAACAGGTCAACTAGCATCAAGAACAGGGTATGCTGACTTTTTGGGTTATAATCCCACTTATGGTTCATACATAGGTGGCGGTGGAGGTAATTCAACCAGATATTTATATTCTGGCGGTTATATCTATAATGGTTCAGCTACTCATACACTTTGGCACTCTGGCAACGATGGCTCTGGCTCTGGATTGGATGCTGACCTATGGGATGGCAACCAGTTCAGCAGTTACCTAAACCAAGCTGTTACAACAACATCATCTCCAACATTTGCAAATGTTAATTCAACTGGTGGAAGTGTAACCGCTACAAATTTCTATGCCCACGATTGGTATCGCAACTACAACACTGGCGAGGGTCT